GTTTATGATCTTCTATGTGAAATGTTCTTTTATTCTGATCAATCTCTTAATACTGGTATTGAAGTTATAGATGCAATTGAACGAGCACAATCTTATTCGATTGATTTTACAATGAATACCGGTAGTGGTAACTATACTGTTGGTGAGCAAGTCTATCAGGGGACATCACTCGCCGCTGCTACAGTCAAAGGAGAGGTGGCCAGTTGGAATGCAGCTGACAAACTATTAAATCTCATAAACATGACTGGCAACTTTTCTGGAACTGTAAATATTGTTGGTGATGATTCTAGTGCAACTTACTCTATTACTTCTTTTGATGCTCAATCATCTGCCGCAGATACAGCAGCAAGTGCAAGTAATGTAGAAATAGAAGCGGCCGCTGATGCTATTATTGACTTCACCGAAGGTAATCCATTCGGGAGTCTATAATGTTAGGAACAACTTATTATCACGAAACTATTAGAAAATATGTAGCGGTTTTTGGAACTCTTTTCAATGATATAAACATTCAAAGAAGAAATTCTGCTGGTGTTATAACAGAACAGATCAAAGTTCCTATCTCATACGAAGCCAAAGACAAATTGATTCTTCGAATGAGGGCAGTACAGGCTGATGGGGGTGTTTCAACAACCCTTCCAAGAATGGGTTTTGTTTTGAACGGAATTAATTATGATGGAACAAGAAAATTAAATACTCTAGGTCGAGTCTATGCTGCGAATACTGCCGCAGGTACAAGTTCTCTTATGAAGCAGTATAATCCTGTTCCTTATAATTTTGATTTTGAACTTACTGCGGCAGTAGATAATGCTGAAGATGGAGCACAAATATTTGAACAGATCGTTCCTTTCTTTACGCCAGAGTTTACAGTTAGTGTAAGTTTAATTCCTTCCATGAATATTAAGCCTGATGTTACTATAATATTGAATAGTACTACTACAGAGGATTCATATGAGGGTGATTTTACTACAAGGCGAGAAATTATATGGACATTTACGTTTCAACTAAAAGGATATATCTATCCAGATATTAAATCCGGGTCAGTTACGAAAAGCGTCATAGTAAATCTTAGAATGCCCTCACAAGAAATAGAACTTCCAGAATATATTGTATTAGAAGATAGCACAGATTTTTCAGTTAACTATTTACTGTTGAATGCAGATGCGGGGTCTCCAGACGCAACAGGAATAATGAAATTCATAACAGAAACTAGTTCAACAGGAACAGGAGCAGCAGGAATTAAATCACGATATACAGTTACACCGGGTCCAGGAGATGTCACCGCAAATGATGATTTTGGTTATACAGAAACTTTTGAATATTTTAATGATAACATAGATGTTGATGTGACAACTGGATTAGATGTGAATCTATAGCAATGTTGTTTAGAGTTCTTTTAGCAATTTTTATGTTAACTTCTTCTTTTGAAGTTTTTGCGGCCGAAATAGTACCTAATCAATCAATAGTAATGCATGATACAGTTCCAATAGTTAAAAAAGATGCATATAAAACTGAAGATATCTTATTGTTATTTAAGTCTTGTTATGAAACTATTCAGTTTTTAGCTACTACAAAATATAAAAGAAAGAAACTTAAATTAACTGAAATAGATGTATCTCAACAATGTTTTTGTATATGTGATAAAGTTAGAGAAAAACATAACCCCACACAATTTTTAGCAAAATCACCTTTAGAAATACATAATATTATTACTCCCCTGGCCAATGATTGTTTAAGAGAAAAAGGACAGTCTTGGTATGATGATGTAGAACCTGATATGGAGAAAAAAGATGACGACAGATGATCGTATAGATGAAATATTAGAAATTACAAGTTTAGTTCCTACTCCAGAAATGGCGCCTGATCCTCCCGCAAGAATTAGACCTACTGTTGATAGTGATCGCAAAGATGACGATGTTGATTATAATTATGCCCGTGAAAATTACTACAATTTAATCGAAAGAAATCAAGATGCAGTAGAAGAAATGTTGGAGATTGCTAAACAATCTGAACATCCTCGTGCTTTTGAAGTGGTCGGACAATTAATCAAATCTGGATTAGATGCAAATAAAGAATTAATGGCTCTACATAAAACTAAAAAAGAACTAAGTATTGAAACAAATAGTAGTGTTAATGTTAACAATGCGGTCTTTGTAGGATCTACTGCCGAATTACAAAAACTCTTAAAGGCAAAACGTGGCTAGCGAAAATTATCTTGGAAACCCCAATTTAAAAAATGTTGGACAAAAAATAGAGTGGACAGAGGAAACCCTTACTGAATATATGAAATGTAAGGAAAATCCTGAACACTTCATAGAGAGTTATGTCAAAATTGTTCATGTAGATAAGGGTTTAGTTCCATTTGATATGTATGATTATCAAAGAGATATGATACATAAGTTCAATGATAATCGTTTTGTAATCTGTAAAATGCCTAGACAAACAGGCAAGTCTACCACGATCATCAGTTTTTTACTTCATTACATTTTGTTCAATGAAAGTGTTAACGTTGCTATCCTCGCTAACAAAGGAGCGGTAGCAAGAGAACTTCTTTCTAGATTACAACTTGCATACGAACATCTACCTAAGTGGTTACAACAAGGAGCAGTTGTATGGAACAAGGGTAATATTGAAATAGAGAACGGCTCTAAGGTTATTGCTGCAGCAACTTCTAGTTCTGCTGTTCGTGGTAGTTCATTCAATATTATTTTTCTTGATGAGTTTGCTCACGTTCCTCAAAACATAGCCGAACAATTCTTTACTTCTGTTTATCCTACAATTTCTTCTGGTGAATCTACTAAAGTTCTTATTGTTTCAACTCCACTTGGTATGAATATGTTTTACAAAATGTGGATTGAATCGATAGAAAAAAGAAATGATTATGTGCCAATTGAAGTACATTGGTCAGAGATGCCAGGACGTGATGAAAAATGGAAAGAAGAAACAATACGTAATACTTCTGAAGTACAGTTCACTCAAGAGTTTGAATGTGAATTTGTGGGATCAACGTATACATTAATTGCTCCATCAAAACTTAGAACGTTGGTATTTAAGACTCCAATTCATTCTAATAATAATTTAGATGTTTATGAAGAACCAATAAAAAATCATACATATGCATTGATAGCCGATACTGCTCAGGGAAAGGGTTTAGATTATTCTGCATTTAATATATTCGATGTTTCCGGAATGCCGTACAAACAAGTAGCAAAATTTAGAGATAATACTATTTCTCCTATGTTATATCCAAATATAATTTTCAATGTGGGGAATAAGTATAATCAGGCCCATGTTTTGATTGAGGTAAATGATATTGGTTCTCAAGTCGCGGACACTCTACATTATGATTTAGAGTACGAAAACATAATGATTATTACAATGAGAGGTAGAGCGGGACAACAAATTGGTGGTGGGTTTGCGAAGAACATTCAGTTAGGATTAAGAACGAGTAAACAAATCAAGAGAATTGGATGTGCCACTCTAAAAGATTTGATAGAACAAGATCAATTACTCATACCAGATTTTGAAACAATTAGAGAACTCACAACCTTTGCTTTGACAAATAATACATATCAAGCAGAAGAGGGTTCACATGATGATCTAGCGATGACTTTAGTAATATTTGGATGGCTAGTACAACAGAGATATTTCAAGGAGTTAACAAACATGGATATACGAAAAAAAATGTGGGAAGAACAAATGGAAACTTTAGAACAAGATATGTTGCCGTTTGGAATTATAGATGATGGAATGGAAGAAGAAACCTTTAAAGATGATACGGGTACAGTATGGACAGTTGATGATGAGGCTAGGAGGCTATATTACTAAATGGATCTATATCCGCAAAATTAACTTCAGTAGGTGGGTTGTTTATTTCTGTTATTAAATCTTCAATTTTATTAGATAGATCAGGTCTTTCCTTTTTTAATCTGTTTAAAAAACTCAGAGAACCAGTAATCAATTGATCTGGACGGATAGATAATCTTTTTCCTATTCTTCTTTTATCAGATACTTCAAGGTGTTTGGGATTTACACAGGATGGATTGAAGCATGTTTGAGTTACTACTTCACTAGATGTTAATTCACCTCGCACTCCGGAAATTGATGAGAAATTACCATACATCATAAACGCATATCTACTGGCGGGTATAGTTTGACCCATTACAGAAAACATTCCATGACCTGTTTTATTTTTTGAAGCGAGCCAGATATGACACTCTGTATTTTTTTCAGAACGATCAACTTTTTTAAGAAATCGATCTTTTATTTTTTTACTGTCTATTAATTTATATTTGTCCATACTTCCTTATAAATTTATGATAACACTTAATATTTATGATTTTAGAGAACTGCAAAAAGATAAATAAAAGTAATATGGTATAAAATCTATAAACCATAATCTTTCAACTTTATCTATAGGAGAGATAAGATGCCTTTTACAATTAGTCCAGGCGTTGTAACCAAAGAAATTGACTTAACAACTATTGTACCTGAAATATCTATGACAGAAGGTGCACTTGCCGGTCCTTTTAAATGGGGACCCACTTTTGATGTTACTACAGTTAGTAATGAATCAGAATTAGTAAGTCAGTTTGGTAAACCAAACGCCGCAACATATAAAACATATTTTACCGCTGCAAGTTATCTCGCATATTCGGGAAATCTTAAAGTGGTTCGTGCAAGTGGAACAGATGCAAATAATGCAGCAATGGCCACAGCACTACAAGTAAAAAATGATGAACACTATGAGAATACATACGACCCAGATATGGGTGGATCACAAATCACCACTGCTGGAGCATTCATTGCAAAATATCCAGGAGATCTCGGAAACAGTTTAAGAGTTTCCATGTGTGGTGCCACAAGAGCAAACACTAATGCAGACGGAACACTTAACAGTAATACAGATATTTCACCTACTTGTACTTCTGCAGTAGTGA